TATGTTTTTTAATTTTGGCTTACGACACCAACATTATCTTATCATAGGAGGCTTTTTATCGACATACGTTACACTTCCGTTCTTCCTATTCTCCCCAGCACAGCTGGGGGATTAATATTTTCATTTAAACGCTACTATCCAACTCGTCACCCGTGGAATCACTAACCGCTTGGCGCAGGATTTCGACGTCAAACTCGGCGGCTTTATAACCTTCCTGAATGATGCTGTAGTAGTAACAGCTCGGTAACCCCAAGGGGCGGTTTCCGTTCATGAGATAAACCATCGCAGGTACAAGACGCTTGCCGACAGTAACTTTGATTGTTTCTTTTCGATATAGGACTGGCCAGCCTTCATAATAGTCCAGTGCTAATTCATCATCAGGCTTTATTTCCCAGATAAGTACCGGCACTTGACTGTTTTCTTTTGCTTCAATGGTTGCGACAGCACCATCATGCGGACCCTTAAACAGCAGTTGGTATCCTTCAAGATTACAGCTTCCCACAACCTTAGCCGTAGGGCAACGCTTGGCCATTTGCTCCAGATTTAAATTTGAACCGTAGGCCAGATAAAATTTTGATTCCATATCGATTCACCTTACTTTCATTTGAATCGGGGCAACTTATGCTACCCCGTATCGCCATGCTGCTGACCCGGTTAGAGCTGCCGTTAAGTGCTCTCGGCAATTTGCAAATTCTTTCCCAATAAAGCCGATGCGATTTAAGTAAGTGCGCATGGCAAATTTTTCATTTTCAACCTGTGGTTTCTTGGCAGAAGCACACTTTTGGGTTAAAGCCTGCTGGTTGATGGCCAGTGCTAAAACAATGTAGCTTCTGATTTTACCAGCGTGAAGTACGCTGTTGAAGCCTCGTAGTTCGACCGTATGATGGCCGGTAAAAAAGCTGTGCAGGTTTAGGAAATGGTAACGGCTGTTGTGGTAATGTGTTCGTCGGCTGTCAATGTAGCCTTCGTACCAAATGTCCTCAATTTCTTTCATGGTGGTTGGCTTCTTCCTTTTCAAATTTTCAATCAGGATATTGTCCATTTTCTTGCAGTAGGTCATGCGTTCCGGGGCAATTTCTAAAGCCTTGTAAAAAAGGTCGTTCTTGCTGGCAATGATGTTAATGAAGTTTCGAATGCTTCGTGGAGAGTGGCTTTTGCCATCAAGGTGAATATGAATGCCGCAGGAGCTGTTGGTAAAGGCTCCCGCTTTTCTAAGCCGCCTGACCAATTCCTGAAGGATGCCAATATCTTCCAGGTATGAAAGAATGGGGCTGACCAGCTCCACACTATAGGCTCGACTTGCACAAACCTTTCGGCCTTGCGTTTTACGTTGGCAATCAATACTGCCATCGCTCATAAACTTCCAAACTCGGCCATCCGTGGTCGTAACCTTTTTGGTGTCGTAGTAGGTACCGCCTTCTTCGTAAGTTGCGTTTAAAAATTTTGCCGCAACTTCAGCAGCCTTTTTTCTTGTAATCCCGGTAAATTCAATTTCAATTCCAAAGTTTGCTGTTAACATTGTGTTCTCTCCTTATGAGTGTATTTGTTTTTTATCATGTACATATATCACTCTAAAGAACATTAATATCAAGTCAATTCTACAGAAATACAGTTTATCTTGTTCGTTCAGTTTTGAAAGCTGAACTGCCAGATAAGTTGGAAAGTAAAATCTTCCGGGTTGTTTTATACTCATCCCCAATAAAACCAAGCCGTAGCAGGAAACAGCGGAAAGCGTACTTTTCATTCTCAACTGTTTTGACGGTTGCTGAAATACGCTTTTGATTCTTGGCCATGTCACAAATGGCTGAGATAAATTGTGTATAAGCGTTGATGGCATCTGGTTCAGCATTTGCTGAGAACCATGGAAATCGAAGGGTATCCGGCGTTTTTTCAAGGTGTAATGAATCTGCGCCAAGGGCTTTTTTAATCAGATGGCATTTACTAATAATCAGGTTTTCAAGGTTATGAATCGCTTCATCCGTGAATCCTTCTTTTGGAATTTCAATGATGAGTTCGTCACCTTCTTCATCCGGAGTTTCTGGAGTTTCAAAAGTAAATCCCTTTGATTGTAAGATTTCTAGTAAACTCTCACTTGCAGACTTATCAATACTTTCAGAAATAATTAGTCCTCCCTGTTTGTCAACTTCAAAATCACCAATGGTGTAGGAGAAGCTTGGTGTTCCTAGATAGATAGGTTTAGTCTCAAGGATTTCACCAATGGTTGCGATCAGAGCTTTACGATCATTATCGATTAATTGGAATCTTCTGGTCATGACTCTTCACCAGTTTCCTTTTTGGTCGTATTTGGGATTACTTCCCAACGATCAACTCCTGGGATTAAACCCAGTCTGCTGCCGGTATCCCATGCAACATGAATGGTTCCTATATCATCAATCAATTCGACGGTGCCAGTTTCTCCTTTAGTAAGACTTGAATAGGGATCGTCCATAGAAATGAGCCGTATTCGTGTACCTTTTTTCATGATAAATCTCCTTTAATGTAGTAGTTTGTCCATATATCACTCAAAAGGCTGATAATAGCAAGTTGTTTTTCACATTAATCCTTTGTTTTCCTGCCTTTCTGAAGGTCATTAACGGTTCCGTCTTGAAAAGAAAATTCCTCTGAATCAGTATTATAAACCGCTGAACATTCAAGGGTCATTCCATTTCTGAAAACTTTGATGTCATCGGTAGTTCCTTTTAGTGCCGCATATCGTTTGACAATTACCGATGCATATTTGGGATCCATCTCCATAAGATACCCTGTTCTGTTCATCTGTTCAGCTGCGATTAGGGTTGAACCGCTTCCACCAAACAAATCCAACACGATTCCGTTTTCCTGGGAAGAAAGTCCCATCGGGTAACCAATCAGAGGAAGCGGTTTCGTCGTCGGATGTAGTTTTGATTTTGTTGGTTTGTCAAATTCCCACACTGTTGTTTGTTTGCGGTCGCCATAAAATTTGTGTTTTGATGTATCCTTGAAGGCGTAAATAACCGGTTCATGCCGCATCTGAAAATCCATCCGGCCAATCACCAGGGCATTTTTGACCCAGATACAGGTTGTAGAATAGTGAAATCCGGCATTGACCGTAGCATTAAAGAAATTCACTTTCTCGGCATCCGAGTGAAAAATATAAATCGGAGATCCATCAGCAAGGTGTTGATAAGCATTCTGCAGTGCATCTAAAAGAAATTGATAAAACTTTTCACTGTCTGACCAGCTGTCATTCATAATTTTCATACCGGTCCCACCCTGATAACTGCAGTTGTATGGCGGATCGGTTATACACAGATTTGCTTTTTTGCCATCCATGAGTGTAGTTACATCATCTGCTTTTGTTGAATCCCCACATAAGAGGCGATGACGACCCAACAACCAGACATCACCGGATTCTACAAAACTTTGTCCATCCAGCGCTTCGTCAACATCAAAATCATCCTCCTGGATTTCTTCATCAGTTTCACTTTTAAACAAATCCGCAATTTCGTCTTCCTCAAAACCGGTAAGGGACACATCGAAATCAGCACCCTGCAAAGATTCAATTTCAATTCTAAGAAGTTCTTCATCCCAGCCAGCATCTTGAGCAAATCGGTTGTCAGCAATAATATAAGCTTTCTTCTGAGCTTCAGTGAGATGATCAACGAGTACGCACGGTACTTCAGTAATACCTTCTTCCTGAGCAGCCATCACTCTGCCGTGTCCGGCAATTATCCCGTGATTGCTATCAATGATAACCGGATTAATAAATCCAAACTCCCGGAGAGAGGAACGAAGCTTATTAATTTGTTCCGGGGAATGGGTCCGGGCATTATTGACATAAGGGACCAGTTTATTGGTTTCGACCATTTGCATTTCTGTTATTGTTTTTTTCATTGGATCACCACCTTTTTATTTCCGGCCTGACAGCAGGCGCTCCATCATATCATCGTGAGGAGTTCCACCGCTGTAGGCAACGGAGCAATTTTCTTTTACGACCTGGTGTATCTGATACCAGATCTGATTGGACTGCTTTAAATACTGCTGGGACATGGAAACGTAAGGGCTGGCAATGGCATTACCGGTTGTAGGGTGCTTGGCTAGAAATCCATATTCAGAAATACATTCTTCACACTGGATCCATCGGGAAACGCTCATGGCGTACTGCTCAATCAGATGCCTGCTGACCAGTTGATCACATTCCCGTTCTTTCAGCCACAGATAGATTTCATTGTATATTTCTTCCGCGCACAGATTTTTACCATTTTTCTGCGTCGCTTTCAGGTACTCTTTCACCGGCGGAACATCGACTCCAATAAAAGAGGCAGGCTCAGGTAGCACCATTGCGCCATCCAGCCTGCCATCACTTATCTTTTCTGTAAGAGCCTTTGATTTCCGCCCGGCTCCAATTCGAGCTCCGCCGCGGTTTGTTCCGTCCTTTGCCATGTTTTTCACCTGCCTTTTTCTTTCAGGGGTTAATACCCCCTTTGATTTCCGTTTTTTTCGCGCGTGCCCCCCTGCCCGTTGCATTTGCAACACGTTTTAGCGATTATTGCACCCCCACCCCGCAAAATTATGGCTAATCTAAAGAAATAATTGTATAATATCTTTAGATTAATCAAGGAGGACAATTAAATGCCAAACATTAAATCCAGTACGGATCTTAGAAACAATTACAATGAGATATCTAAATTCTGCCATGAAAATGAAGAGCCAGTCTTTATCACCAAAAATGGTCAGGGGGACTTGGCGGTAATGAGCATTGAAGCTTACGAATTATTAAATGGTAAGCTTGAACTCTATCGTGCTCTTGATGAAGGACGCTCCGCTATCAAAGCCGGAGAAAAACGTCCACTGGCCAATGTAATGAATGACCTACGCAAAGAGATAATCGATGGCAACTTATAGAATTGATATTTCTAAACCAGCGGAAAATGACCTCCGCGATATTATTCTGTACATTTCGTCACAATTATCAGCACCAATGACTGCTACAAAAATGATGGACACAATTGAAGAAGCACTCCTTAGTTTAGCCGAGATGCCGGAGAAATATCCACTTGTAAGAGATGAACGCCTATCTTCAATGGGATATCGAAAACTTTTGATTAAGAATTACATTGCTTTCTATACCATTGATGAACTATTAAAAGTGGTCAATGTAGAAAGAATTCTCTACGCCCGTCGTGATTGGCTTCGCCTTTTATAAGCATCAGTGTCTGTCCCATCGGCCACCTTCTTTGGCGGTTATGGTTGAATGACAGCTGCTACACAAAGCCATAAGATTTTTTTCATCATGGGTACCACCTTTTGACAAGGGTTTGATGTGATGAACCTCCTGAGCCGGGGTTAGCCGTCCTTCTTTTAAACACTGTTCACAAAGTGGATTGTTCTTAATGTATTTGTTTCTGATTTTCTTCCAGGCCCAGCCATAGCGTTTCCGTGTTTCTGGATCGCGCGCGTACTTATTGTATTGTTGGTCATGTAATTTTTGATGCTTCTCACAAAATCGTCCGTCCGTTAATTCACCGCAACCAGGATGGCTGCAAGGGCGCTTTGGTTTTCTTGGTATGATCATCACCTCATTTTTTGCAATAAAAAAGCCCTGCTGGATTGTTCCAACAAGACTCATATCTTTTGATATATTTTCTCTAGCATAATAATAACACATAACCCCCGTGGACATCCACTGATATTCACGGCACATTTTAAATTTTTGTGATTTTTTTTGGTATTTTTATATGATCTATTGCCAAATCATGCCATCGACGGATGGTACGCTCATTAACACCCATGACTTCCCCGATTTTAGCCCAAGTAAAGTTGTGAACATAACGATAATGCAAAACCATTTGTTCATCCATGTTGCTGACACTTTCAATCACCTGTGGAAATTCTTTTTTGAATGCCACGAGTAAATCGATATCGGCGTTGATTTCATTTTCCAGATCAATGATCTTAATAACAATATCCTCCATCCGATGGGTTTTTCTCGACGGACTGCCAGGCATATCGCTGATCGTACTGGTCGCTTTGCAGGCAAGTGAATGGAGTGTATCAACCTGTTCAATTTTACTATTGATACGCTCATCTAAACGATAAGCCTGTCCCAAGTATTCTTTTGCCGTCATTACCTCATTCATAATCCTTGACCTCCTCATTGAGTTTTTTAATCAGCATCTCAGGTGGAATATCTGTAATCGCTGAATATAAGCTACTCCTAAAAAATCTCTCCACCTCTCGTTTGGTATACTTTGAGACTTCATCCTCTGGGAATTTTGCCAGTTTCTTCAATGCTCGGCGATAATCTCTAACCGCCTGTAGAATTATGCCATTGCCAAGTTCCCGATATATTTCTTCTTCATTAGCAGGTTGAACGTTTTTATGAGCGACATACATGATTTTGTACCTCCAATCTATCAAATCCAATTCTGGCTTTCACCGCTTCAATCAGCGATGATTGTTGAATATCCTTGTTTTTTAAAGCTTTTATGACATCTTCATCGTGGGTCCCTTTTGTGATGATATGCTGAATCACCACTGTATTCTTTTGACCTTGCCGCCAAAGTCTTGCATTGAGCTGCTGGTACAGCTCAAGCGACCAGGTCAACCCGAACCAGACAATCGTCGATCCACCCTCCTGAAGATTTAAACCGTGACCGGCAGATGCCGGGTGGATCAAAGCTACTGGTATTTTCCCAGCATTCCAATCAGCAATATCCTGTGATGAATCAATGCATCGGACATTAAACCGTTTAAGAATTCGACTTTTATCATGTTTGTACCAATAGGCCACCAACAAGGGCTTCTCATTGGCAGACTCAATCAGATCTTCCAATGCATCCAACTTTCTCTGGTGTATCTCTAAAATGCGATCATCATCTCCATAAACCGCGCCATTAGCCATCTGCAAAAGCTTTCCTGTAAGCGAAGCGGCATTGGCTGCGGTTATTTCTCCATCCGGCAGTTGCAATACGAGATCTTTTTTTAGTTCCTCATATTTTTTCGATTCTTCTTTAGACAGTACAACCTCTGTCTGCGTACTGATCAGTTCAGGCATTTGAAGGTAGTCATTGGATTTCATTGAAATGGTAATGTCAGAGATTTTTTCATATATCTGCTGTTCAGCATTCGGCAGCGGTTTGTAGCTGTGAATAATTTGACCGTTTCGTTTATCTGGTGAGAAATAGGCAGTTCGGTACTGGCCAATAAATCTGCCAAGCCGATCACCCATATCCAACAGTTTAAACTCTGCAAATAAATCCATTAGCCCATTACTGCTTGGGGTTCCTGTCAGACCCACTATTCTCTTTATCTTTGGTCTTGCTTTCATCAAAGCCTTAAACCGCTTGGATTGATGGTTTTTGAAAGACGAAAGCTCGTCCACAACCACCATATCAAAATCAAAGGGAAGACCGCTTTTTTCAATCAGCCATTGTACATTTTCCCGGTTGATAATATAAATATCTGCCTGTGCTCTAAGAGCCGCCAGTCTTTCTGCTTCCGTTCCAACTGCTACAGAATATTTCAAAAGCTGCAGATGGTCCCATTTTTCAATTTCTGCTCCCCACGTCACTGTGGCGACTCTAAGGGGTGCTATCACAATGATTTTATGAACCTCAAAGCTGTCAAACAGTAAATCGTTGACAGATGTAAGGGTAATACTCGTTTTTCCAAGACCCATGGAAAGCAGAATGGCAGCAATCGGATGATTTTTGATATATTCAACCGAATATCTCTGATAATTATGTGGCTCGTATTTCATCAAGCATTCCTCCAATCTGATTCACATCATCCAATACATACACTCGAAAGCCGAGCCGATGTAACATATCATGCCTTGCCAGCTGCAGTGGTCGTGGCTTTTCTCCCGGTGCTTTTACTTCTACAAAGGCAAGCTTTCCAAAAGGAAGAAGCACCAAACGGTCTGGCATACCATCGAAACCTGGTGATGTGAACTTGGGGCAGATCCCGCCATTCTTTTTAACCGCCGTTACAAGTTTTTGTTCAATTACTTTTTCTCTCATTTTTACTCCTGTTCCAGGTACTCAAAAATCCCTATACGCGCAAATACGCGGGATTTTTTGCTATATACTCTCTATTACTACAATTTCGTATTTAATATAATTTTTAGGAACACAGGCACGAAAGCAGTAAAGTTGGCTACCGCCCGCGCCCACGAGGTGTTCCTCAATTTGTTCCTGTATCCCTTTTTCGGAACAGAAGCAAAGATGAGGAACAGTTCCGAAAATTACAGTTTTTGGGGAACATCGCCAGGAACACATTTAGGAACAAAAATATATTGAGGTCCATACATTGGCAACCTGGTTTTATTTGGCATTCGCTCCCAACCAAGCTTGATTAAAATTGCTGCTATGGCGTTAGAATCTGCACGTCCAATATTGGCTCTTTCCTTACCAAAACACTCACACCATATTTCCATACTGCTGACCTGATTTCTCTGTACCGTTCCTCTTTTGCCGATTTCACCCAGTTCATTTCCACTTAAGAAATTCCTGCGTTCAAATAAATCCATATCATCCCAGTTATTTGTGAGCAATGTATCAAGATATTCCCGTACCAAACCCTCACGTTCATCGGACTCCAGAGCTGCTCGCTGCTCATCTTTTGCCAGTCTATCTTCCTCCGGTGTCAGGTAAAGTTTTTCACCAGCTTCGACCATTTTCAAAACCTCTGCCCAGATTTGCTGAACATCATATTCTGTTAATTCCCATGAATGTTTTTTCCCGCTGCCAGGCGTCTTGACAGGCCAAAATCGCCTATTTCCCGTAGTATCGCGAAGATATCCAGACTCAGCGTTCGTCGTTCCAATAAAAATACACTGCCGTGGATGTGGTGTTGCTCTCTTGCCGAATGCTGCCCTGTAAATATCATTTTGCCTTGAGATAAATGAGCGAAGTGTTTCCACTTCTGCTTTGCGAAGTCCAGCTAGCTCTCCAATTTCCAATATCCAATATCCTTGCAGTTTTTCTGCCGCTGTTTTATCTTTTGTGTCATTGAGACTCAATGAGTCAGAAAACCACTCTCCGCCTAGCAGTGAAATCAGTGTACTTTTTCCGATACCCTGAGGACCATTGAGTACGATCATACTGTCAAACTTGCATCCGGGGTCCAAAACTCTTTTGACTGCTCCGCAAAAGGATTTTCTAGTAACAGCACGTACGTATTTGTTGTCAACAGCACCGAGATAATCAATTAATACAGTGTCTACTCGTTGTACACCGTCCCACTCTGGCAGTGCATTGAGAAACTCTCGAATAGGATGGTAGGAACGGTCGTCCGTTACCTTTGTCACTGCGATCTTATAATTTCTATCCGAGAATGAACCGTAGTTTGTATCAATGTAGCTGATTAGCTGGGCATCATCTGCATCTCTCCAATATTTTGACGGATGCTTCCATGGTACCTCACCTTTAATTTCCATCCCATCAAGTTGCTGATTAAATACGATGGCGCGAAGATTATCATCATTTTTAAGAATTAAAGTCAGATTTTGAAGAGTATTGCAGAGATTACCATTCTTTTCACGCTGAAGTCCTTTCGTCCAGTCCTCAAACTCCTGACTTGCTTTTTCCTGCCTTTCCTTTAAAAGCTGGTCATTTATTCTGTCCTTTCCCAGCCAAAATTCTACGGCTTCGGTATAGGATTTTTTATCATCCAAATCACCGAATTGATGAACTCGGATTAAATCAAACGCATTACAAAGCTTCCCTCCCGCCGGATCTGTTGCATGGTGACTGTATGCAAACTTATCTTCATAGATGACAACACCTGCGGAACCTTCCCCGGGGATAAAATCATACCTTCCTGACCCATCCGCTGTTGGAGCATAAACATCTGAAAGATAATTCTCCATGACCTCCTGTACCGTATAGCATCGACATACTGCTCCAACCACACCGTCCTTTTCGAGCGGATCCTTCTGCTGTTTCACATTGTGTTCAGCCGCCTTGCTTTCTTTAGGTGTGGTGGGTAGCAAAGAGCAGTCCCTCCAATTGGGGTGTTTGGCAAAAATATCATCGGGGTTAAGCCAATCACCATCCATCTCACCAAACAGGTACTCTCCATTGGAAGGGCAGGTTGGCCAATACATCAGCTGATGCGGGGAGAATGAGCATGGGTCAAGCATGTTAATAAACCCATTGTCTTGAGCATAATATCTTGCTGCCGCATTGAACTCATCGGGTGTCATATCGCGGCTAACCGGAATAATCATTCTCGCTCTCGGATTATCTGCCGTATGACTGTGGGTAGTGTAATAGCAGCCACGGTTATGGACCTTACTGCTGATGTCTCTTAAAAAGGCGGCTTCAATGCTGTCAAGATCATAGACCAGCATGGAACGGCATGCTACCTTGTTTGCCTGTCTGCGGTTGCCGCTCAAATGACCTGCTACAAAACCGCCCTTGTCCTTAATATCATCACGTTGACCTTTGGGGAGTTTCGGATATTCCTCTGCCGTTTCTGATGTATAAATCGGACTGCGCAGCCTGGCACACAATTCATCAAATTTTATGGTCTTGTTCGACCAGAACTTTGCAGTCCGGCTGTTTCCATATGCAATATTTAAATCACGCATTTTCCTCGACCTCCTTTACATAATCGCCTTTGAACATACCAGAACCGGATACCTCAGCTATATAATCTGCCATTTCATTCAACTTTCTATAATCTGTTTTACTTAAGCAGTTAAATCCTATGGCCGGACGAATACCTGCTACTGCATCTAATCCACAATAATACAGTACCGTTTCACGCAGCGATGGACCAAAACTGCTACCATCATCCTTCTTTAATTTCTGCACAGTGCCAGTTGTAAGACCAAGTTCTGCTCCAACGACATTCCACTTTCCGAAAATAGCGTAATCTACCATAACAATTTCATGGAGAGAACGCTGGATTGAATTTCGTATAAAATGTTCGATTTCTGCCAGACAGATAACCTCAATATGATTTGTGACAACATCTAGCATCAATGCTTTTCGATCCTCTGCACAATTTCTGGAATATCTCTTTTTACATAGAGCGTTTACGGCTTTTTTCAGAACTCTCCAGTACTTCTTTCCCTCTGAATCATCTGGCTGACGAAGACTCATAAGCGAATCAAAATCCCTGCCCCGCACTTCTTTTAAGTAGTCAAAAACTATAGGTGCTATGGAAAGTGCATCTGTACGCATTGCTGCCATGAAGTTATTACCATTTGGCTTCACTTCATCCATCGCCCAAGGAGTAAGTGCAGGATCATACAGTTCTTCTGCCTTGTTGTGACATTTACGGCAAAGACTAACCAAATCATCCACATCTTCATTCCCAAATCGGTCATAAGTCAAGTGATGTACATCCGATGCTGGTTTACCGCAAACACAACAAGTATAGTTATCTAATTTCATGCGCGAGTCAGCAATTTTTCTCCATTCTGTACTATGAATATATTTTTCATATTCTCTATTTCCAGCTTTAAATCCCCAAATATTAGACATCAAGCACCTCCTTCAAATCACTGCTAAAATAACGCAGTTTGATATTTTTTCTTCGGGTTCTTTTTATTTCAGCATCCATTCCAGCTGATATGATTTCTCCAAACACCCACATCTCACTGCAATAGTCCATCAGCACATTCGCAAAATGTAGCCCCAGTTCGCGCTCCGTCAAATCATTATCATTAAGAAACTGCGGAAACAGCAAATGTGGAGTAATCGGTATGCATCCTTGCTCCACGACAAACCGGCTATACTTTCGTGCATTTTCAATGTTCCGGGCAACATCCCCTGAAAAAGGGGAGCATACATACACCATCCGTCTGTACGCTCTTGTCACTTTTTCATGATTGGCTAAACCACCGTAAGTAGTCGGATCAGGATTGCCTTTGCTATTAAATTTGCTCACATCCACAAGCCCTTCCTCTCTTCCATTCGTTGCTGCAGTTGTCACAAAGTACCGATGTTCCGAAAAGGTCAATCTCACCATTGGCAAACACATCCGCCAAGTCGACCTGGACCTCCGAGCCACAGTGCGGGCAGCGACAGAAAACATTCTCATCGTTAATTTCAATGGAAACCCCCATTACATCGTTTAATTGTTCTTTCACATAAAACATTTTATTTGTCCTCCTCTAATCTGGTTTTGTACCATTCCAAATGACGTTTGCGATCTTCATAATTTGGAAAAGCCACGAGTAACCCCACATCAACCTTCTGCAAAATTTCTAACATATCAATCTGTTCTTGATTGAGAAAAGGTCTGATCACGATCCCTTTTTCAAGATTATTTGCAATTCTGTATTGCTTTGCTGACATTCCAAGCACAATGCGGTATAAAAGATTGCACTCGTTGCTATAGTGATAAGGCTTTGGGTTGTCATGGAGCAGCTTGATATTTGCAGTAAGCAAAGGAAATTCCTGTCTCGCAGATGCCAGCGTTTTGATGAACTTTTCCATCTCGTTAAAGCGTTTGATGTACTGTTCCTTGAATTCCATAGCTTTTTTGCCAGTATATCCCATTGCCAACATGGTAAATCCGTCACGAGTCAAGCAGTAGCATGGCTGTTTTTTATTCTGGCTATTCGTGTATGAGGACGGCGCAAAATTGCGCCGTCGAAAATCCGCACTCAATCCAGATTCGGTGTCAGTTATCTTTCGGATATCACGCAGGACCTCTTTATGATTTTTCTCGAAAAACTCCGCCACATACAAGCTGTCGACCCTTGCTATGTCATGGGTGTCAGCAAAAATTCCGTATTCATCTTTAGGTATCAATTCTTTCATTGAAATACCTCCGTTTATAAAAGTAGGGTTTTACCCTCTAATAGTCAAAGGACAAAACACAATGTTTTAAGAACCATTTTTCTAATCTTTTTGAAAAAAATTTATGAAATCAAATTTGACATGCGCTTCATCAGCTGATGACCATATTTCTTTTGTGCTATCGTTACGGATCACATATTTGTGATTCGTTACCTCCCAATTTTGCAGAGAGAATTAATCTCCCTACCTCTTAGCATTGGGAGGTTATAAAAGTTAGTCTTTTTGATAAAATTGACATTCGTAACCATCGGCTCGCAGTAACAGGCCTTTTGCCCAGGGTGGTGTTCTTGCCATTTGCTCGCAAACAGCAGAAAGTGACATGCGCATATCCGCTTCAATGATCACTTCATCATGGACATGAGCCACAATGAAGTAATTTCTTAAAGTCTCCATGGCAAAGCATAAAATATCCCGGCTGATTGCCTGGACAATATTTTCGACAAATTTCGGACCATAGCTCTCGATGCGTTCCCATTTTTTTGTGCCGCCAACCCCCTCATAGGTTACTGACTCACCACCAAAACGATTCTCCCCAATTCGGGGCTTGACATAAGCCAGTTTTCTGCCAGAAGGAAGAGTGATAAATAAAAAGCCACTCTGATAAGAAAAGTAAATACCATGAGTTTCTGTTGTCGTTTTTTGTTTGATGCATTTTTTTGCAGCACGATCCACTGCCCACCAGAAACATACAATATTAGGATTAGCCTGACGCCAGGCATCAACCAGTGGCTTTAGCTCATCCTCCTGCATTCCGGATTCTAGAGCCCCCATTGCTTTTAGAGCTCCGACTGATCCGCCATAACCACAGCTGAGTTCGCATTGCTTCCCTTTCTGCCGTAATTCACTATTTTCGCCGTGTTTGACGACCTTACAATGAAACATTTTTGATGCCGTTTCACAGTAGATATCTCCATTTTTTTCAAAAACATCCATCCGCCACCTTTCACCCGCTAGCCATGAAAGTGCTCTTGCTTCGATGGCTGAGAAGTCTGCTACTATAAACTTCATGCCATCACGAGGGACAAAGGCGGTACGGATCAACTGCGAAAGGGTATCCGGAATATCATCATATAAAAGTTCCATCGCATTATAATTGCCTGACTCAACTAGACCCCGCGCCTGTTCCAAATCTGGCATATGGTTCTGCCTAAGGTTTTGTAATTGAATGAGCCTACCAGAATACCGACCCGTTCTATTACCGCCATAAAATTGAAACATTCCTCTCGCTCTTGCGTCTTCACAGACAGCGTTCTGCATTGACTGATATTTTTTTACAGAGGATTTGGCAAGCTGCTGCCGAAGGCGCAAAACATCTGCCAGTTCTTTTGGAGCAGTTTTAACTGCCTGTGCCACTTCTTTTTTACCAAGGCTGTCCATATCCAGTCCGTTATCTGCAAGCCACTTTTTCATCTGCATCACAGAGTTTGGGTTACCAAGACTGGTCAGCTCCTGAATTTTTCGAGACAGTTCTGACTTAGATTTTGCGTCAAAATCAATGGCATTCTTAACCACCGCCATATCAAGAGCAATCCCCCGGTCATTGATTTCCTGGTCGAGGTGGTATTCCTCCCAGACAAAATCTGGCACAGGATATTTTTTCAGTTTTTCTTGTATTGATATTTCCACCTCAACATCACGTTTGTTATAGAATTTAAAACGATTCCATTTTTCCAGATCATGTTCCGTATGATTACGTGTTCTTCCGCCGTTAACCTTGGTCGGCTTGCAGGGGATACAAAAATATCGAATGAGGTCTTTACCTTCCTTCAGCTTCTGTTCCTCCAAACCAAGCACTGCGCCTACACCTGCTAGGGATAAGGGCAGTCCCATATATGCAGACCATATCATTGAGCATTTCCAGGCTGATGGGTCAAGATAGTCTCCGACTGAATCTTCATCTATGCTGTAGCTGCTAAAATTTTCTGGATAATTCCGTCGAAGCCATACTGATAAACAGATCCGTTCAAATGAAGCATTAAATGCCCATTTAGTTACAGAGTCATCAGTTAGTGCTTCTATAATTTTTTGTGGAATCTCCTCTCCGCAGGAAAGGTCAACCACTTCCACCTCCCCGCCATCGACAGCATATCCAAACAGAAGTATTTCAAAATTAGGAGATTGGGCATATTTATATAATCCGCATTTTTGCAAATCGACATCTGAATAAGTTTCTAGATCCAGATTAATGTGCTTCATCTTGCTTTTTTCCATATAGTCACATCCTTTCAATCAGCAAAGCGGCGAAGGATTACCTGCGCCGCTCACTGATATTAATTAATCTTCTTTTTTCTTATTTTTTCTCTGTTTAAGCTTTTTAACTGCACCACAGATTAGAAATATTACATCCGCAAGAAGGTGACCGATTATTGCTCCAAAGCAGACCGCAAGCATTAAACTCTCAACTGTTGTCATATTCTGTTACCCTCCTTATGCGAGAAAATCGTCATCGATAGCTGTTGCAAAATCATCCTCAGCACGGCTCTTTCCACCAAGTGGATCGCCGTCTTTAATTTTCTGAAGATTATTTAGCCCACAGGCAATACCTTTATTGCCGTTGGAATTAAAGGCATAAAAGTTGATCGAAGCACGGCCATATACCCCGCTATAAACTTCACTACGATCAAGGATAGGTTGTCGGTCGGCATCAACAACACCGGGTGCGGCTGCACTATTGGCATTGATAAAATAGCAGTTTTCATAGGCCTCATCGTCTGGGCGCTCCAAATCGCCGTCCCGCATCGGTGTTTTAAGAACCGAAAGTGCAGGGACAGTCTTGCCGCTGCCCTTTAACTTGGACTGACCTTCCTCATAGGCCGCCTGGATTGCCGCTTTAATCTTGTTTACAGTTGCAGTATCATCCTTGGAAATGATGAGAGATACACTGAACTTAGGTGTTCCCCCTGCAATGCTCTTTGCATCCCAAATATTGGCATAAGACCATCTTGTGTTTACTCCGGTGATTACCTTGGTTGGGTTTGTATAATTTTTTGACATATTAATTGTCCTCCTTAAAATCATTTGCTGCTGTATTCATCGCCGGACGTTTGTCCGACATCGGTACTAAAGTTGCCTTGCCCTGGGGTTTCTGTGTTAACTCATAGAGCAATTCTTCAAATTTTTTCTTGCCGAGCAGTTTGGTCATTGCGGTAATTCCCAGAACTTTGTGTTCATAGGGATCATAACCTGCTTCCTTGACCGTATCTGCCACGGCATCCTCATTGACATATTTTCTGTTGGAGCGCCCTTCGACGATTTTCCAGTCTTTCCATTCTTTGCCACTGATCGCCTGTTTTAAAGCATAGTCCTTAATATCGCTAGCCCAGGATACCAGCACGTCTACTTTTGATAAAATGGCCTCAATCTCATCATCTTCAAGGGTGGAAGGCATTTCAAAATCATAACGGGCTAGTTCAAGGTTGTATTCGGCTCGTTTACGGCAGGTGGCTTTAATCTTGCAGAATTGACAATGGTCTCCGGCTTTGTATTCGCCTTCGCCCTTAGCCGCAAGCTGTGCAGTCGGTGCAAGCACTTCATCTGCCCATTCCAGAAGTTCTTCTTTTGAAACTGTATAGGTGCTGACACTGTTTCGTCTAGGCTGAAAGATGGTCATGGATATGGTGTTGAAATCATAAATGTTTTCATAGAGCTGTAAGGCACCCAAGGCATAAAGCATCATTTGTGGATTTTTTTCTGCCTCAACTAAAATGCCAACACCGTATTTAAAATCAATGACTGTAAGTATTTCGTCCGCAACAATCACACAGTCCCCAGTCCCAAATCCCTCCGGCACCCATTTAGAAAAATCAAGACGTTGTTCAATCAGAACAATTGGGTCCTGACATTTTTCTTTTGCGGCTGCAAGCTGCTCCAGCACATACTGGGCATACATATCCGAGCATTCAGCCATTTCCTCATCGAAATACTGCAACTCTGCCGTCGGGTCGTCTGACTTCTGACCCAGTGCGATTTTCAGCTTATGTTCGCATAGGCTGTGGGCATCAGTACCCTGCAGTGCAAAGTCACTTGTTGTATCACCAATCTTAGAGCAAAGTAGTGCTGATGGCGGGCATTCCAACCATCTATGACTGGAGGATGCTGATAATACTGCGTGCTTATTTGGCATTGCCAAGCACCTCCACTTTGGCAAGCAGTGCCGTATATTCTGCCGGATCCACTGATGACAGTTTATCTGCACCATGTTTGGTGAGAATTGCCTTTACTTCTTCTGTAAAGCCATTTCGGGATTTATCTGCACATATGGCTCTGACATCTTCAAGGGTCAGAGACTTTTTTTCTTGTGGCTTTGGCTCATCAGCAGTTTTCTTTTTTGCTGGCTGCTTTTCTTTATCTGAGCCACTAAACATTTCTGCCAGTCCCTCCGAGATATCCACCAATGTTTCGCCACATTTTCTAAGTTCAATGGCGAGTATAGATAATTCGCTTACTTTGCCCATTTTGATTGCCTCCTTCCCCGGGTTTTTCTCTGCCGCTGACTGTAGAAATCCTGTCAGCGATTCGTCTTGACACGACACTAATTGCAATCAGTACATCAGATAACTCACGGTCGAGTTCCTGACTGATATTTGCTTTAGTGCCTGATCTGCATCGGTTGTCCATTATTGACACCATCCTTTCCGAGAAGCTTTCTTGCCCCTCTGAGAGTAAAAGGACATCTGCAGATGTTTTAAGTACCAAAATTTCAAAAAAAATAAAAAAACTGCTCCATCATAAAGATGTGATGGAGCAAGTGGTTCGCATTTCTTATCTATAATCGTTTAGCCTGGTCTTCAGTTTTTGCAGAACTTTGTGCTTATGCTTATTGACACCCTTTTGGCTCATACCAATAGCTTTCCCAATTTCCGCTTCAGAATGGTTATGACTGAACATTTCCATAATGGTTCGGTCAATTTCTTCCAATTCATCGAGCGCCTTATGCAGCTCGTCAATCATAACCTGTTTCATAACATTTGCTTCAAGGTCATAGGTATCAGCGGTTTCGTACTCGGTCTCCTCGTACATTTTATCCAGTGAAGTCATTGGCTCTTGACGCTGTTCACGCTTATCCTCGCGCCAAATCGGACGCATATACTCGTAATACTGCTCCTCTGATACAGGAATCATAATCACCTTCTTGCGTTTGTTCCCGATTTTCGTCCAAACCACATCTGATGGGTCAATACCGAAATCTTTAATGGTTTCTGATGATACTTCCATTGGGATGTAATACTGTTTGCTTGTCTGTAGATTTTCAATTTTTTCCATTGTGAAGATCCTCCTTCGATTTTTAAATCGAAGTGAGAATCCACGCAGGACTTCCCATAATAATTGGCCATAAGAATGAATCCTCACTTCTAATGGCCAACCGTCCCAGTGGGTTGGCTGTATTTAATTGTTTCCGTTTCGCCGCTCTGGGCACCGCTGATCAGGCGGTGAACATTGAAACGGGGTCTATCTTACGTAAAACTAATTTTTCTTGCTTGTTCTCGTTTGTGCTAAAGCACTTGCGGCTACTGATCTCGAGTTTTTACTGTAACGGCTATCTCTCAGGATCTTACTTGCTTTAGAAGCAACTGATTTTGATGTTTGTTTTGGATTTTTGGCCAATGTTTTCACCTCCTAATTCTTTAATATACTCTTATCCTAACATCAAAATATTTTTGAAAATGGACATGCCATGTCCGGTCAAAAAACAAAAAACCGCTGGAGTTATCTAATCAGCCAATAAAGGCTATTTTAGATAACTCCAGCGGTTAGCTCCTCGTTTTAATACGGGGCAGGTGTGGTAGTTTCTATTTATTCGTGGAATGCTTTTGCACACTCAACCTGGTAGACTACATCTTCCCATGGAATTTTTATAAAAATATTTTTGTCTTTTTTCTGTTCAAGATAAATTTTATCTCCATCTATTATCACATCACAGAATCTTGGTGGTGTAAGTTTATCACTATGAAGATTTCTGATAGGCTTTTTAATCATCAAATGCCCCCTTTCAAGTAATTAGTAATCGTATTTCTTACTTCAGTAGTAATCTGGGCATCAAACTCGGTTCTCTGAATACTATCATAAAGAATTGAAGCATATTCTGTTAATTTTCCATATGGCTCGTCCGATGTATAAAATACCTTTTCCCAATGGTATCTCTTATTTTCAGACCATACAAATAAAAAATCATAAAATTTCATGTCTTTTCTACCATCAGCCATAAATGGAATAATAACTAAATCTCTATCTCCTTCAAATTTCTCACAAGCGACAATGTCATCTGTTAAAATCCACTTGAATTCTTGATTTAAACGATCAGGATGATAAATAGTAGTCTCATATGCACCCTCCGAAATTAGCCCCATCGATTTGTACCTTTCATCAAGTAGCATTACAATACCGCCATGAGAGGTCCATTCAATGACATTCTCTTGAGTCTGCAGATTGATCTTTGCTATAAACTTTTTAATCAATTCAGTATTAGTGTTTGGGATTCTAAGATCTGTTTCAATTAAAGTTTTTATATCTACATCAAATAATTTTGCAATTTTCCACACAACATCAACACTCATCTTTTTTGAAGAATTTTCCTTAGCTGTGCGTGAAATATAACCGGTACTAATACCAAGCAATTTTTCTAACTCGCCAATACGCAAATCATTTTTCTTAGTTATATAATTAATATTTTGAATGAGATAATAATTTTCAAATTCTCCCAAACGACTCACATATTCAATAATATAATCCTCTTGTATCTGTAGTAACTCACAGTAACTGCTTGAATCTTCATCGTGCATTAGACTATTGATTGCATTTTGAATAATATCTTTTACTTTTAAAGCCTCCATTAACTCATCAAAATTATCTGGCTCAATTAAAGAATAAAGATCACCATAAATTTCAAACTTGTCGCTCATATATTGATCAAATTGCCTTGACACAGAAATTCCTCCGTTCAATTTTATTAAATACATTATATATATTGAACCATAGAATGTCAATGGTTCAAATTTATGAATTTAAACTTTTTATTTGAACTAAAAAAGCAGGCTTTATTAAAAAAGTCTGCTTAAAATTATTATATTTCCGGACACGTCATGTCCATTCCGTAAAAAGATTTTTTAAATTTCTACTCCATAACGACTAAGATACTCTTGAATAGCCCATAAAGGTTCTGGGTACTTTAGGTGTAGAGCTTCATTTATCCACTGTTCTTCTTCATTTATTGGACTCGGTTTACAGTTAAATACCTCCATTAATTTATCACTAATTATTGGAGGTAAGTGAAGTCCAAAACAGATAAGTGCTGCAGTTTTAACCTTTGGTTTTGTTGAACCTTTAACAGTTCGGCTTATTGTCTTTGGGTCTCGTTCAATCTCAAGTCCCAGATCAGTATAATTCATATTTCGCCAATCCAAAAGTAACTCCATACATTGTTCCGGATCATCCGTCATTTGTTTACGGATTTCTATTGCTTTAGCTTGCTGTTTCTTTCGCATTGCGACCTGGCGTTCTTGGGGTGCATTTTCAAATCCATTATGAAACTTAACTCCAAACGTAATATCACTTGGCTCTCGGTTTAAAAAACAGGCAGTATGATATGTATTATTCACCTTACTTGTGATGGTCATATCAAATAGAAGACAACATTCATCCATATGCGAACGAGCATATCCTGTTAAATCAAGCTTTCCGCTTTTATCGTACTCAACATAAAGCGGTGAATTATATACGAAATGGTTATCAATAAAAAGGTAATCGCCATTCTCAGTTAATGTTCGAAGTTCCGGGTTTATAAAACGTTCAATAGCTGCATCCTGTGCACTTATTGAAAATGTCTGATTAACTTTTACTGCCCCTTTACTAAAACCATGGGGTTTTATATAGTGACCATCAAGATATATATAAGTTCCAATAGCCTCCTCAAAACCTAATTCAACAAGGCGAATTTTAGCTGCCTGTTTAGAAACCGCAAATGCAGTTTCTAAAGCAGCAATTACTTGCTCCATTACATCGACTTTATGCTTTGTTTTAGTTTCACGCATAAATTTAGTTATATATTCATTTGCTTTTGCACGGAATGGCTCTGCTGGCATTTGGATTTTAGGTGTTAGTTGATTAGCTTGATACTCCATTAAATCTGTTGCTTTTTTTGAGATTGTTGTTGAAGCACCGCCAACCACTTCACAACTAATATAAGATGCTGATGAATTGAATAATTTCTCAAGTTCAAAAACTTTTCGATGTTCAACCCAATGGACACATTCGTGAATAATAGTATTATTTATAGAACCAAGATTACGCAACAAAAACATTTCTGGGTCAACAACAATTGTCTTTCCTTCAACAAAAATCAATGAATCTGCTTCCGCTTTAGAATCATACATATCTACTTCTGCATCGATAAAATAAAGCTGTCCAAATATTGAAGCGTCTTCTTTTATTCGCTGAGTTTTTATTGTTAATCCCAATCTCTCAGTAAGAACTCTAGAATCTACCATTACTGGTTGCTGACCCCGAAATGTGATCTTTAAAGCTTCAGGATAATATTTTTTTAAAAATGTTGTTGCTACTTCCTCTAATTTCTCTTTAGATATATACGGAACTAGTGAATCGTCTAACGGATTTTCCACACGGTTTTTTCCATTATACTCAGATACATCATATATTTCCGAGTCTTTCAAATTGCATGCAAGATCTCCTATAAACCGTACCATAATCCATATTTTCTTTTCTTCCGACTCATCATAATGATAGTCAGCTTCAGGTATTACAAATACAATGGATACCGGTAGTTGTCAAGATAGTTGGCAGTTTTTCTTAAATTAACCGATTGATTTATTGGTTGCATTCTCTTCATCTTTTTCTGGATTTAACCAGACTTCATCTTCCAGAGACCAGTTGCGAATATTTTTA